GGGGTGGTGGAGACCATCGTTAAGGATTCACCGGTTCTCCAGCAGCTTCCCTTCATTGAGATCGTGGGCAATGGCCTGACCTACAATCAGGAGAAAACCTTGCCCAGCATTGACTTTTACGATGTTGGCGATACCTGGGTAGAGTCCACCCCGACCTTTGAGCAGATAACGGCCAATCTGAAAATCATGGGTGGCGACGCCGATGTTGACAACTTTCTCAAATCTACCCGCAGCAACGTCCAGGATTTGGAGGCGGCCGTTATTGAGTTGAAGGCGAAGGCACTCCAGGATAAGTTTGAGGAAATCTTTATCTATGGAGATGCCACCGCCAGCCCCAAGCAGTTTGACGGCCTCAGGGAGCTTATTGATACCGAATCTGCCGGCGACCAGGTAATAGCTATGGGTGATACCGGCGCTACTCTCACTCTGGCCAAGCTGGACGAGCTTATTGATGCCATAAAAGGCGGCAAGCCCGATATGCTGCTGATGAGCCGCCGCTCCCGGCGCAAGATTAATGCTCTGGTAAGGGCAGCCGGTGGTGTTATGGCTGAGACCGACCGGGACAAGTGGGGCAACTTCGTCCAGCTCTGGGACGGCGTACCTATAGGTACCAATGACTGGATTCTGGACACCCACATGGTTAGTGGCGGCGTTGAGACCGCGACTACCGGCGGCACTTGCTCCACCATATACGCTGTCCAGTTCGGGGAAGGGGCTCTCTGTGGCCTGACCAGTCCGGGGCACCTGCAGGCTGAGCCGGTTGGTCCGCTGGAGAATAAGGACGCCTCAAGAACCAGGGTTAAATGGTATGTGTCCCTGGCACTGTTCAGCTCAATTAAAGCGGCTGCCCTCATCGGCGTCAAGGACTAGAACTTTACATAAAGGCTTATAACAGCAGGATTTTATTGTTTGGAGGTAATATATGGCGTTTTCAGACCCGGGAAAGGGAAGGATTATTGAGCAGGGTGAAGGGTTGGTCAAGGTAACCCTGGTTGAGGCCTGTAAAGCCGGTGACATCCTGGGCTACAGCTCCGGCTGGAAGAGGGCACTGGCTACCGTCGGCACTGCCATTCAGGGAAGGCTGGTGGCTGGTGAGGATGGCGCCAGCAGTGACGAAATTACTGCTTACCGCCGGGCTGTGGTCAATGGCTACTCCGGCGGAACTGCCGGTAATGCTGTCTACATTGCCGAGGGAACGGACTACGGCGAGATTACCGAGACCAAGCCGACCACTTCCGGTGATTGTGATACTATTGTCGGCTATGTGGTTTCGGCTGCGGTGGCTGCCCTGGAGCCCGGTTCAAGAGCTGATTCTACGGCTTAATAAATTATTGGAGGGGAGGGGGGCTTATCCCTCCCCCCTGTGGGAGGTTAAATTATGGTAATGGTAACAGTAGAACATATGGAGCACCCCTTTGCCAGGGGTAACCTGACTTCGGACGGGGTCCAGTGGGGTGCTGAGTATACGACTGCCACTGATGACTATGAAGAGGTTGAGAGCATAACGGTTAGTCCGCCGGCTCTGGGTGACGTGCTTGAGTTTGAGTTCGGGCTTGCCTGTGCGGTAAAGTCCAGCGGCGCTACCGAGTCTGTCCTCTTCAAGTGGCAGGCGCGCAATGAGGGTGGCACCTGGGTTGACCTTCATAGCGAGGTAACTTACCCGGCTGATGCCTCTGCCTACAAGGAATATACCTATAGCGGGCGCTTTCAGCCTGTAGCCAACTTTGATGCGGTGCCTTTTGATGTCCGGCTGGTAATAAAGTCGGGGGGTGCCGGCGGTGAGAATGCCGTCGGTAAGACCAAGAACTCAAGCTATGTTAAGGTAGTCTATTCGGCTTCGTGAGGTGTGAAGTGAACTTTATCTTTGACCCAAGCCTGGTGTTTTATCTGCCGTTGTGTGAACTGGATGGCAACTCTTTTATGTCTGGTGATGCCTGCGGGCATACCTGTACGGTTACCGGTGCTTTGTGGAGACTTGGCGGTCGAGAGTTTGATGGTGTAGATGACAAGATAGATTGCGGCCAAGATGCAAGTTTGGAACTGGAACAATTCACATTGGAGGCGTGGGTAAAGCCGGGCACCGATGTATCAGATTTCAGAGCTATTTTGACCAAAGAAACTGGTTATAGCGATAGGAATTTCTGGCTTGCTATCTATCAGACAACTGGTTATTTATGCTTCAGGCTAACCGTATCGGGTGTCTCCAAAGCGTGTGATAGCACAAAGGCAATAAATGATGAAAACTGGCATCATGTATTAGCCACCTATGATAAGAATTATATGAGGCTATATCTAGATGCCAGCGAAATAGAAAGGCAGGCCGAAACTGGTACGCCTGATACGTCAACCTCCAACTTATACATAGGCTATGAAATGCCGACAGACCCGCGTGTGTTCCTGAATCTTATTGGAGAAGTTAGAATCTACAGGCGTGCCTTAACACCACAGGAAATCCAGAGAAACTATCTGGGTACTAAATGGAGGTATCAATGAAGTACAGAGTAAGACTGGACTTGAGCTTTGACAGTGAGGCTGATGCTCAAACCCTGATGACCTACGCAAGCGGAGTGTCTTCCAAGGCGGTCAGCATCAATGAGGGCGGGGTCAATGAGGAAATTTCGTTCTGTGACCTGGAACTCTGTGGTCATGATGAGTCTCCGCCCCAGCCTTGCCAGAAGATAGATAGATTGGAAGTAAGGAAGCTATAAGGAGCGGCAACCATGAACTTAACTGATATGAGAGCCATAGTCAGGCGTGACCTGCATGACGAGGACTCCGGTAACTATCGCTGGACTGATGATGAGCTGAACCGGCATATTGCTCACGCCGTTAAGGAGTTCTCCGAACACATCCCTTATGAGCAGAGGTCGACTAAAGCCACCAACTCCGGCTCCAGGGAGCTGGATATATCCAGCATAACCGACAGGATTATGTTGGCAACGGTGGAATATCCGGTGGACAAGTTTCCCAAGAGCTACCAGCCCTTCTCTCTTTGGGGAGACACTCTGACGCTTCTTGGCGATGAAGTCCCCGATGGTTCCAATGCCTACATCTATTACGGCAAGCTCCATACCCTTGATGTCAGTAGCTCCACCATCCCTGCACAGCTTGAGGACTTGATTACTGCTGGCGCCGGTGGCTACGCCGCAGTTGAGTGGGCGGTCTATGCCGTCAATCGGGTCAATGTCGGCGGCACGGTGGCACCCAGGGAATTTCTCGACTGGGGGAATCAAAAACTGAGGTATTTCCGGCAGGAGTTGAGGAGACTGGGGAGGAGAAACCGGATTAGAGTCAGTTCGCTCTATAAGCCCTATTATCCCATCGTCTCCAGGTCAACCGACTACGGTCCGTAGTGAGTGGGGTTAAGTTATGCTTGAAGAAGTTTATAAAGCTCTCTGGGCAAGGCTCGGCGGTCGTCCCTGGACCTATATATTGCGGGATACCTGGCACAGGCTGGAGGGTCTCTGGCTTATCGGTCTGGTAGCCATCGGGGCGGTGCTGGGGCACTGGCTCTGGGAGTTAATCTTCTGGTTTCTCCTGGTCTTTGCTCTGGGCTATATCGCCGGGCACCTTTTCTGGGGAACAAAATATATTCCCGGCCAGCGGGGTGATTCAACTGAAAATCAATTAACCAGGGAGGTGGAGTGAAGCCATGCGAAGCCTGACATCAACACTTTTAGCTGCCCAGAAACAGGCAGCAGTAGCTCCCTACATAAAGGTGGAGGCTAAGAACAAGATTGCCGGGGTAGTCAGGTATGACTGGAGCCGGCTTTATAACGGCTCGGAGGATGACTGCTTTCATGCTCTGACCATGCCCGGCGATGGCTCTCTCATCAGGGCCAGGATAACACCCCCTTCTGATTCGAGGAAGCTCTACCGGCAGCGGGTGGCTGCCCCTGGCCCGGAGAGCGACTTTAGCCAGTGGACTTACACCAATCAGTATAACGCTATCGTGGTGGCATCGGCGTCCCTGGGGGCCGAGGTATCCATATTCTGGATAAAGTCTAATCGCGAAATCCGCCGCATCAAAAGCACCGACTACGGCGCCAGCTGGGGCAGCGCCGAGCTTATTGACTATTCTCCAACAACCGCTATCTACGGTATGGCGGCTGCCTATAAGCCCGGTGGTGACTTGGCCATCTTCTTTGCCGACCAGGCAACCCTCTATGTAAAAAAGAATGTGAGTGGCCAGTGGCAGACGAAATCAGCCTGGGATAAGACTACCGGCGACCTATCCGGGGTTGCCTGCGTTTATGATGCTGACTGGAACCTGCTGGTTACGGGGAAGGATTCATCGGGTAATTTTAAGCTGTGGAGTCTGGTCTACGGCGATGGCGGTGATGTCGGCGCTGGTACATGGTCGGCACTGAAAGAGCTTGCCTCAGCGCCGTCTGGCGGTGATTTTGAATACCGGCAGCCGTTCCTGGATAAACCGGATGTCTACCGATGTTCCTTTATCGAGAAGTTTACCGGCACCGAGGCCTATAACCGCCCCTTCTGGTCTCACT